GGTGGAATGCTAAAAGCTATCGCCCTGATGGTATTGTGTCAGGTCTTGATACTTGGAACCTGTTACTTGAGCAACAGAATACGGTGTCTATACCATACCCTTGGACGTGCCTCAACGAATTTACTCATGGCTTTAGACAGAAAGAGTTAGTCACTATCACGTCAGGCTCAGGCATGGGTAAGTCACAGATAGTCAGAGAGTTGGAACATTACCTGCTAGGCGAGACAGACGATAACATCGGTATCTTGGCACTAGAGGAAGACATCCCAAAGACTACACTGGGCATTATGTCCATCGAGGCTAACAAACAGCTACACCTAGAGAAGGATGTACCAGAGGAAGAGAAGAAGGGATACTGGGAAAAGACGATGGGTACAGGACGTATCTTTATGCTAGACCACTGGGGCAGCACTAGCGAAGACGACCTGCTAGGACGCATCAGGTACATGGCTAAAGGTTTGGACTGTAAGTGGATTATACTAGACCACCTCAGCATCGTAGTNTCAGACCAGAGCAACGGTGACGAACGTAAGGCGATTGACAGCATTATGACTAACCTTCGCAAGCTAGTGCAGGAAACAGGTGTAGGTTTATTCCTAGTATCACACCTCAAGCGTTCCAACGGCACAGCACACGAAGATGGTGGTAAGATTAGTTTGTCAGAGCTACGCGGCAGTCAGAGTATTGCACAGCTATCAGACATTGTTATCGGCTTAGAACGTGACCAACAGAACAAAGACCCACAGGTGCGTAACACTACGACCATACGGGTAATGAAGAACAGGTTCTGTGGCTTGACTGGGTTAGCGTGTTACTTGTACTACGATAAAGATTCAGGACGCATGATAGAAACTACGTGTCCGGTGGAAGACGAAGTGGAGTTCTAATGAGAAAGATAGTGTTTGATATTGAGGCTAACGGCCTAGACCCTACCGAGATATGGTGTGTGGTGATGTATGACATAGATTCACGCAACACGCACGTTTGTTATGAGAAGCAGTACTTCTGGGATTGGTTAGTCACAGACCAGATGGAACGCGACGTAGAACCCGTAGAGTTTATTGGGCATAACATACTAGGGTACGACATTCCTGTACTAGAGAAGCTATGGGACATATCATTCGCAGGACACAAACTAACCGACACCTTGGTTATGTCCCGACTAGCAGAACCATCCAGACAGGGTGGACATTCGCTAGAGAGTTGGGGAGATAGACTAGGCTGTCCTAAAGGAGAACATAGTGATTGGCTTAATTTTTCGCAGGATATGGTGGAGTATTGTAAGCAAGACGTTAGGGTTAATGAATTGGTGTACAAGAGACTACTTCGTGACCTTGATGGCTTTAGAGCTGACAGCCTTGTGTTGGAAGGTCAGGTACAAAGGATTATTAGCAAGCAGATTGAGAACGGATGGGTTTTAGACCAAGAGTCAGCATTCGTATTACTAGCAGAATTAAAGGAGAAAAAGTATGACCTTGAAGACAAAGTGCACGAGACTTTCAAACCGTTACCGACATTTGTCAAACAGATTACCCCGAAGTTTAAGAAAGATGGTACGAAGTCTATTGTCGGCCTCAAGTTCCTCGGCGACGAATGGCAGACGGTACAAGCGGCGTTCAGCAGGATAGACTTTCCAGAGTTTAACCTAGGTTCACGACAGCAGATAGGTCGCTACCTTCAGTACTTCGGGTGGAAGCCAGAGACATTTACAGAGACAGGACAGCCAATCGTTGACGAGAGCGTCCTCCGTAAAGTAAAAGGTATACCGGAAGCAGAGCTGATAGGCGAGTACCTAATGGTACAGAAGCGTATCGCACAGATACAGAGTTGGTTAGACGCAGTTAAGGACGACGGTAGGGTACACGGTTATGTTAATGCCAATGGTGCTGTGACAGGACGTATGACACACTCAAGTCCAAACATGGGACAGGTACCGGCAGTCTACTCCCCATACGGGAAAGAATGTAGAGCTGTATGGACAGTCCCTACGGGTTACAGTTTAGTTGGTATGGACGCAAGCGGCTTAGAATTACGTATGCTTGCACATTACATGAACGATGAAGGATACACACATGAGATACTCAACGGAGACATTCACACGGCAAATCAGTTGGCTGCGGGCTTGCCTACTAGAGACCAAGCAAAGACTTTCATCTACGCTTTTCTTTACGGTGCCGGAGATGCAAAAATCGGAAATATCGTTGGCGGAAGTTCAGCAGATGGTAGAAGACTTAAGGCAAAGTTCCTCAGCAATACGCCTGCTCTTGGAAAGCTACGAGGAAGAGTTAGTACTGCTAGTGGAAGAGGCTACCTTCTTGGCTTGGATGGACGAAGAGTGGCAGTACGGTCAGAACACGCAGCACTAAACTCACTGTTACAGAGTGCAGGTGCTATCGTTATGAAGCAGGCGCTAGTCTTACTAGACCAGTACGCTACCTTACATAACATTGATTATAAAATAATAGGGAACATACATGACGAAATCCAGACGGAGGTCGCCACAAAAGACGCAGAACGGTTTGGCAGACTCGCAACGGCTTGCATTGAAGCGGCAGGAATCCACTACAACCTCAACTGCCCTCTCTCAGGAGAGTACAAAGTTGGAGCCAACTGGGCTGAAACCCACTAAGCCGGACAGAAAGAAGTTCGACTTAGACTTAGCGTACGGTGAGGTCAGGGAAGACAAGATTGCCGATATGTTACAGAACAAGAAGATTGAGGTTAAGTCAGAGAAGGATATGTGGCAGAAGACTGGTAACATCTGCATCGAGTACCAGTCATGGAGTAAGCCTTCAGGGATTGAAGCCACAGAGTCTGACTACTGGTTCCATAACCTGTGCGTAGGAGACGAGGAGTACTGCACCTTAGTGTTTGATACTAAAGTCTTGAAGAAGATTATCAAAGCGAATAAGTTTAGGTCGGTACAGGGCGGTGACCACAATGCCAGTCGAATGTATTTAGTACCTTTAAATAAATTATTTACAGAGGATGTGATACAGGCATTCAAGGACATCGAAAATGAAACAGACTGAAACTTTAGTCGAAGACATATACCGATTGATGGAAACAAAGGATGCTGACCCGTCAGTGGACGTAGAAGCAGAGATAGAGAAGTACGGCGAGAACATTAAAGCACTAATGAGAACAGAGTTTGGAAGAGAGAAGCGAAAGGATAACCGGACGCTCAGACTGTCAAACATTGGACGAACTGACAAGTACCTCTGGAACCACGTACATGGTACAGAGAAAGAAGAGATACAACCACCGACCTACGTCAAGTTTATGTACGGACATATGGTGGAGGAGATGTTACTTTTCCTTACACGTATGGCAGGACACAGCGTTACTGACGAACAGAAGGTATGTAAGGTGGGCGGTATTGTAGGGCATATGGATTGCAAGATTGACGGTGTAGTAACAGACGTTAAATCAGCGAGTGCTTTTGGTTTTAAGAAGTTTAAAGAAGGTAAGATACTGAACGACGACCCGTTCGGATACGTAGACCAGATTAGAGCCTACGCACATTCAGAGAAGAGTCGTGACATCGGTTGGTTAGCTATTGATAAGACTAACGGACACTTGACATACTTGAAGTACAACATGGACGGCAAAGAGTTCCAAGCATACGAAGAGTTTAACGGTACGGTAGTAGAGCGAGTAGAACATCTAAAAAAGCTCGTAGAGCGAAGCGAACCGTCAGCGGTATGTTACGCTCCACAACCAGATGGCAAATCAGGAAACTTAAAACTGGCTATTGGCTGTTCGTATTGCCAGTACAAAAAGCACTGCTATCCAGAGTTAAAGCTCTACAACTACTCTTACGCTCCAAAGTATCTTTGTAAGGTAGTCAAGGAACCGAACGTACAGGAGTTAAAATTCTAATGACTAAGAAGAAATTTAGGTCAGGCTTAGAGTCAGCTATAGACGAGAAGCTAACCAACGACTTTTTATATGAACCGTTCAGGCTACCTTATGTAACTCACAGGAAGTACGTACCGGACTTTGTACACGAAGAGAAGGCAATACTAATAGAGGCTAAAGGATACTTCAGGGTAGGCGACACACAAAAGTACACCGCCATCCGAGATTCAATGCCAGAGTGGGAGTTAGTGTTTATTCTTTCTAATCCGTTACAGAAGGTACGCAAGGGTAGCAAGCTAACGATGGGGCAGTGGTGCGAGAAGCAAGGCTTTAAGTGCTACACTGTTAAGACAATAGATAAGTTACTAGAGTACGTAGGAGCTAAAGATGTCGTTTGAAGAATACAAGGAAGCGTTCCTACGTGACCACGACGAGATAATGATATTGGAAGTGCTAGAGATTAACGGAGAAGAGTTGATTGAGGCATTCGAGGACAGACTACTTAGACATAGAGAGGTACTTGGCGATGAGCATTAATGACGCAACACCAGCAGACTGGGATAGACTACGAAAGCAACACCCGCCATTAGAAGTGACTAAGCCTACAATAGATGAGTCAATGATGAAGGT